TCAGGATTGATATTCAGTACATCATTCAGATACCTTTTTTCTGATATATTCTCTATAATCATCATCAAATGATATAGAGTATTTTTTTACAAGTACCTCTATGAACTCAGGAGATAGGAGATAGTAGAAGAATTTAGGATAGGAGAATCTACTTGTTCAATCGTGTCTTATCATAGGATAATTCATATCCTCCATTATCTTCCCTGTAAGGGCTAGGGCTTTTTCAATGAGTTCTTGTGGTATATGAGTCATAGGAGTTTGGTTATTAGAATTTTATTCACGGAATTTCGTATCCTCCGATATAAATAGTTGTATAAGGGATAGACCAAGTACAATCAAAGCAATCTTCATCGACAATCCCTATATTTACAATAGTGTAATCGTATATATTTATAAAAACCAGTCTGTCTGGTATTTTATTAAAGTCATATTTTACTGTATATATTTCAAGTCTTGATATAAAAAATAGAAAAACCGATAATGTTAAAATAATTCAAAGGAGGTATTTCATAGGGAGTTAGTTAGAGAGTAGTTCTGGGGATTCGTAGATGTTTCAGACGATTTCGATTTCTGATAGGTCACAGAGGTGGATATTCATATCTGTTTCTGATTGTAAAAACCAGGCGAGGACTTCCTGGTGAAAATACACGGAATATATGGTATTGCGTTTCTCATTGAATAATCATTTTACCTTGTCTCACTCAAAAATTTCTTTTCAGTTCTTATCGAGGAGTCAGGTGAATTGTGAAAGTGTACCGTTGAGTATTGGTGCATTTGCTGTTCATCCATTTTCGTGATGCCAATGTATCCTACAGCTAAACTTATCATAGTAAGCAGTAGAATTTGGTAAATCTTGCGTTGGGAATCCATACACAAAATAATCTCCATTTTTATCAGGATGTAGTCATCTGAATTTTATAGGTCGCATATTCTATAGGGTTAATGGGGAGATAAGGGGCTATTTGATTTCAGATATTCTTGATCGCAGATCCTCGATGTCACGAATCTCAATATCAGATCCATTCATCTTCCATGTTTTCTGTCCTCATAATTTTTCGTAGGTCAGCCCTGAATCGTGTGAAGCATAGAAAGATCATTTTCTATACTCATCTACTATACTGAATCATTCATCGGCAAGAGATTGTTGTGTTGGATTATACATATCTGTAAAAGGTAAGGGGTAAAGGTTCATAGACAGGATCTAGCGTGGCAAGGTTTGATACTTGCAAGACTTTGGGTGCATTGATGATGGATACACTAATCGGCTGTGACGTAACGGTCTAACATACTCCTCGTATGTGCTGTACTTTTGAGCCACACGCTAGATCCTACCTATGAAATTGGAGCAGTGACCGAGGTTCGAACTCGGGAATAGTGGTTTTGAAAACCACGCCCTTACCACTAGGGTTACCACTGCGGATACCAAGATTGCTCTCGGAGAGATACCGATATTGCTATTGGGATGGGGCTAGTCTGCGAAACAATCAGGATTTGCTAGCCACTCTTTGCAATTTTCTACTATCGTATCTGCTTGCTCTTCTGAGTCGTACCCCTTTCAGATAGTCCCTCACATCCAATATAGCAGTTGCTGTACTTGGAATTTATCATATCGCCCAGTGAGCGTATTTATTATCTCAGATAGTGCAGGTAGTAATGCTTCATTTGGGAGTTTGTCGGTAGTCATAATAGTAAAAGGTAAAAAATAAAGTTTCATAGAGAAGAAAGAGCGTGGCAAGGAATAGGGCTTCCAGTCCTCATAATGAGTTTACACACCGCACCTTGCATTGGTATAGCCTATGGTTTAGTTGCTATACCGTATTTCTACTGCGTATTAGTCCGCCACACGCTCTCTCCTCTCGACGAGGAGTGCCAATCATATACTTTTAAATATGCTTTGGTCTTGGTTATCTCGTTCGCACCTTGAGTGCAGTGTGTTTCTTGAGAACACCAGAGCTGTCAGTTTTTACTTCCGTGCAGGGGAAGTCTCACAAGGAGAATCAGGCGCAATATCTGTCACATGAGTAACACTCAATCGTTTTACTGTTCACCCGATCCTCACTATGAAAAAATCCCTAATTTCAGCCACTAGTTGCGTAGTGACTAAAAACAGAGATCTACTTCCGCAACGAAGTGATCAGAGTATATCTATTTATTTATTTTAATCAAGTGTTTTTATAAGATTATTATAATGTTCTATCTTCTCAGATAGCCAAGCAGTTGTTGTTTTTATTGGTTTACCATGCCATCTTTGTTCAAGATCTTCATACATAGCTTCTCAATAGTTTTTATTAAACCAATCTATATAAGGATGGGGGTTCGCTTCATGTAAGATATTGCATTTTGCGCATTGACAATTACAATTTATTTCATCCCAACGAGTAGAAGTATTTACGCATGAAAATAAGTGTCAATTATTCGGATTTTCTGTACTTCCACAAATAACACAAGTATTATTATCACGTAGGCGGATATATTTAGCAAAAACTACATCAAGTCTATCCTTTAGCTTCTGATAATCTGTCCTTACCTTTCCCCTTCACACTTTTATAGTGAGTTTTTTGTTCTTTAAATAAGGTTCTATAACTTTTATTATGTCTTCCCGAGCAAGTTCTCGTACATCTTCCTCAATACCTTTTATGGACACATTTATCCTATCCTTTGCTTTGTCTCGTTTATCTTCGTACTTTTGTTTCTCGTATTTATTCTGACATTTTGGTCAACAACATTTACTCATAGAGTTTGTATGTTCTTTTCAACAAATAATACACGTTTTTGATCGAGGCATAGTTACTTTACTTTTTATTAAAATATTCATTCAGTATTCTCATTTTATTATACTCACTCACACCTAAAAAGTAAAGGCATTTTTCATTTACAGAGCCATCATCGTGGAAGTATTTTTCTCACCAACAGTCTATAAGAGTGTACATATTTTAGTTATTAAGAAATACTAAAATGAATGTAAATACTCCTATCCAAATTTTATCAGCTCATGAGTCACCAATTTGCGATGCAATCAAAGAAAGCATTATAATTATTGAACTTACTTGTAAGTTTGACATATAGTGTATGGTTATTATTTATTCAATGAAAATGCTTGCGTTCTTTACCCATTGTGGCTTTACAACCTTTTCACTTCATACATAGTGTACTGAGATGCAAGAAATAGGAGTTTTTGAGTCGATACAGCCTTTGTATCAATACCTTATTCAGTTTACTTTGCTTGTCCAGTATTCCTCTATTGATTCAAAAGGGTATAGATTGCATCAGAATTGATCTATAGGATACTTATATGAAAATCAGTTGATTTCTCGTTTGTATACTCTAGTATTATTATCAAGTATCTGATACTTAGCACCTCACCAGTTATTCCTTCCATGACAGAACCCTCATACATTATCTTTTGCCATTTACACGAACAGCTGGAAAGGGTCGCATTGGTATTTCGATTATCATAGGTGTTTCAAATAAGTAATACAGTCTTCCCGATAGTTATTCCCTCGTTTTATTTTTGTTAGTTTTGGAAAGAGCATATTCGATTGTTTATTATTTCTATATATTCTTCGCTTATCTCTATCCCTAAGTAATCTCTATTATTTTTCTTAGCCATCTTTAGTGTTGTTCAGCTTCATGCAAATGGATCAAGTATAATATCTCATTCATTACTCCAAGATAAGATATGATCTTCAGCAAGTTGTTCAGGAAATACTGCTGGATGATCTATAGTTTTATTCCCAGATGGATAACTCCAAACATTACTTGCATCTTTTGTTTCTCTTAGATTTTCAATGAGTATTTTGTGTACTTTACTTCAATCAGGTTTTCTAAAACAAGTTTTTCATGCTCTATGTTCAATTTTCTTCTTTTGTATTGGATTAAATGTTTTTGGCTTCCCTTTACTAAAAACAAACATATATTCAAACTGATTAGCATATCTTCTCAATGTAGGATATGCAGGTGCATAATTCTGCTTGTAATATATCATTGTATCAAGAAGATTAAATCAACATTCTCGAAAAAACAATGCTTGTCTAAAGCTAGTAATAGATTCACAAAATTTACTTGTCTGGTCTCACACTACCCATACAACTACACCACATGATTTTGTAACTCTATATAATTCTTTTGCTATTCACTCAAAATCAAAAGAGTATCCATTATAAGACCTAAGATTATCGTAAGGTGGTGAAGTAACAGTTAAATCAATAATTTCATCTTTCATTTCTTTTAATACTTCTAAGCAGTCTCATTGTATAACTTGGTTTCTATCAATTAACATATTATTGGATTATTAGAATTTTATCTGCGACAAGTTGTGAGATGTACCCTGGAGTTTCTTTTTTGAGCTGTTGCACGAAAAGTTCCATAAATTCGCCATCTGATAGCTCCTCTATGCGTTTTTCTTTATCAAACGATAGAGTTATCGAGTCAGTACCCCATCACGCTAGGAAGTGCGCTACAGTAGCTTTTCCCCATCTGATACGAACAGAGATCATTTTTGCCATGAGTCCATCCTCGACAGAATCAAAAAGTATGTAGTTACCTCACTCATTTGCTGGACGAAGAGTTCCTTTTTGATATCCTATTCCTGCATCGTTCCATAATCACTTGAGAGTATGCGATACTCACCATGTCAAACCGCTTGGATTATTATTTTTCCATCCTGCACCCTTGCGAGCGGAGTATTGGCGATAGTCATGAGATCCAGTGAGTATTAGCGAGTGTTTTGTAGTATATCACTTGCGTTCGGGTTCTGGGATTACACTCCCAGTCGTGGCTTTCGCATCAATAATACTTACAAGTCCAATCTTCGAACACTTTTCTATCTGTTTTTGCAATACCCTTGCGGTTCATGTTGAGGAGTGTACATCTTCCATACAAGCGATGACTTTTTCACGATTCTCTCTTTCGATGAGAACTTTTGGGTCAGTTTCAATATTAAAAGCATAAATAGTGGACGAAATCGCAATAAGCGAGATAATAGGGAGAGCATAGTTCATAGTAAAATATTTATTCCGAGTAACTGCGACTCGTGGCGGATTATTTGTTTTTATATTGAGAAAATATTATATTTTGCTTGTAGATATAGTAATATTGTAACCCAAGCCAAAATTAGGATTGTTTTAAAAATCGTATATTGAGAGCGTATATCATATTCATCATATACAAAGTCTTCTTCGATTGCATTGAGAATCTTATTACTATTTGAAGATGGATATTCACCAAATACATTTTGTAGGTGTTCTAGTGATACATATTTTCACATATTTTTAATTGTTAGATTGTAAACGTCATTTTCCTATCGCATACAAGTCTATCTGCTTGTACGCAGTATCTATCATCTAGGAAAAGACAGATGATAGACCTATATTACGACTCCAACAGGATTGTATAGTACATTGTCTTATGTACGCTTCGAGTTTCTTGATTGCTAGTTTAGAGTTCATACGTTAGTTGATTATAAAATATATTGAAAGTGATATAAAAATTCAATCTAGTATTGCTTCTAAGTGTGATTTTGGACTTCTGTCCTTTCAGATAATATATATATTCCATATTATGTTAAGGAACAGAAGTGTCACCATAATAAATTTAATTATTTCCATTTGTTATTTATTAAAAAATATAAAAGCGGATACATCTGAGTTACTTGTGTGTACGAGTATCCCATGAGGAGATTGTGCTAGGTATTGTCTGAGTTTTTCGATTTTCATAATATTATTTGTAGTTACTCAATAAGTTTTCTTTGTCAGATGATGGAAACTCGATATGTAAACCTATCATAGCGAGTGCATCCATGTAAACATCGAGGCAGTTAGTCATTTCCTCTCTCGACATTCAGGTTGTAGAGCTTTTATTGTACATTTTCTGTAGAATAGCTTTGAATATCGAGTGGAGATTGTCTTTTGTTGCCTTTGGTTTTACTTCCATAACTAGTGGAGCAAGTCCGATACCTTGTGAGTTCATCTCCGAGGCTATCCAATCTTGAAAAAGAAAGTATGAGTTATTCTGAGTCGGCGATCGTGTATCTGTCTTCATAGCTAGTGGAATTAAAATTTGGATTTTTCAGGACGTATTTTGTGATAGTATGCTTATCCTTCTGAGATACAACAGTTTCTATATCATATCCCATCTTACGGAGTTTTTCAAATGCTTTTCCGTAACTCCCAAGGAGTCGGAATCAGTTTACAAGCATATTACCAATCTGAGGGAGTGTTATAATATTGCCACGATAGCGCATCTCAGCGAGAAGTGCATCTTTTATCTGACAGTCACTGTATTTTGTATAACAAACTATTGTTGGGAATGAGGTTGATCTTTTCATAAAATGAAAATTAAGAATAATGTTTTATAATGATTTATGAGCGTTAGCTCATGTACTATTAAATTATAGATATATCTTTTAGGGAAAATATTACGTCATTCTTATAATTACTAGGAATATCCATAATAATTGTTCTTATTTTTTTTGCCTCGTATTGCTTTCTAGCTTCTTCGAGTGATTCAGCTTCAAATATATCACATACATCTTGTACTTTATTATAAAAGAATCACTTTATAGTTATTGTAGTAATGAATTTATATGTTTTCATATTTTTTAAGTTAGGTATTTAGAACTGGGAATAATGTTTAGTGAGCGAATTTATACGTTCCTTGATAGCACGTCTCTTCTTGCGAAGAGTTGCAATATTCGCCAACGTAGGTCAATACAATGCTATCTGTTCGTCTATCAGTGCGAGTTCTGCAAGGTTCTTTTTGTAGGCTGTTGATTCTGTGAGTGTCATACGATAATAGTTTCATGTCAGAGATAAAGTTCAGGGTCAAATTCGGGATCTGATTCTCAGGAAAGGATGAAGTTGATATATTTGGCATAGTCAGCTCGTTCACTAGGCGGGAGTAAGTCTATTTGAGAGGTATATGTAGGGAGTTCCATATTTTTATAAGTAAAGCCAGAGACCAATCTGGCGGAGGTTAAAGCTATAATCCGAGTTCTTTCTTTCGTTTGTCTTTCACGCTAGAAAAGAATGCTGTTTGTTTTTCTGTAGTACAGAGCTTTAGTCATCGCTCGAAGTATACCTTTACAGTATCGATATTATCTTCCATGTTGATATTATCAATGTAGTCATCGAGAGTGAGTCCATGTTCATCAGTTTTGCGAGCGTATGTTGTATTAGGCTCTACAGTTGTTTTTGGTGCAATCTTTTTCTGTATAGGATTTCAGTCTTCGTCTATAAGTGGCAAGTCTTCTCATGCGTAGATATTTATACCAAGTCCGAAAAGAGCAAGATTTTTTGTGAGACAGCGCATAATTGCGGTATTTATCTCAAACATTGTTGCTTTCTCTACTGTCTTTTCTCCGAACTTTGTTGTGTACTTATAACTATGATTTGTCATGGCGTTATTCGCACCATCCATAACAAAAAGTTGCATTGTACGGATATTTCCTTCGATAGTTACACGAGTCTCTACATAGTACCCGAGAGATTCATCAAAAAAGTAAGGTTTTCAGTCGAATCGGACTACCTCATAGCTTGCATCATACTTAGAAGCAACAGCATTCCAAGCATGACTCCATGATAAGTAAGTAAGGTCTTTCTTCTTCTCAGTGAATGTAGAACAATCAGTAGAGGCAAGAGCTTTGTAAATTTCTATAAAAGTTGTCATGATTAGGAAAGTGAGTTGTTAAATATTTTTTCTTCGCATGAAGCGATTATTAAAGTAAGCATAATGCTTACTTTTTCGGAATTACGAATAGCATATTCTCAATTATGTACACGTTTTATTTTGTTTTCGCAATCATGTATTCGAGCTTGTAAAAGGCGTTTTGTATCGTTCATATTTATTTTTTTATAATGTAAAATCTTTCGTTCTGCGCCATCTCTCGAATAATCTGTCGAGTATAAAACTCAAACTTTTTTCAGCATTGTTTTCTTACACTTGGTTCGATTCGTTGAAAAAATCCATCTTCCCAAGCTGTTCGACAATCGACCTTATAAGTTGTCGCTGAGGCATCAATCGCTCCGTATATCGCAAGCAATAGAAGAATAGGAGCTATTAGGAGTGTATGGAAGCAAAGGTTAACGAAAAATGGAGTTCGGATAGTGGTTTTTTGTATTTGTGACATATATTTATTGGTTACTTGTTTTTAATATTGAGCTTGCAGTCTTTTTGGATATAGACCTTGTCGCTGTGGAATTCGCCTGCTGTTATTGCCTTTTTAAGTGAAGTCTTGTCGAGGTCTCGTGTAGTTTTTACTTTGTAGAATTCGTCAGGTACTTCTGCACCATCTTCTACTACCAAAGCTCACGGAGTAAATTGGATTGATACTACTGTTCCGTCAAGTGTTGTAAACTCTTTGAGATTATTCATCATCATGAGTTCCTTACCTTGTTCCCTAAGGTCTGATTCGTTCTTTTGTACTTCTCGGAGTTTTGTTTTCTCTGCAAGTATCTCTGCATTTATTCTTATTACTTCTGGAAGGCTTGCAAGTTCTGATTCAAGAGTTGCGATAGCTCCAGTTATCTTTATGGATTCAAGTGAGAGATTCTGAATTGAAGGGATAAGTCCTTCTACATTTGTTTGTACTGAGTTCATAAAATTATGGTTATTGATAATAGCGAGTTATTTGGAATATATCTTGTAGCTTTTCTTTTAGTTCCTCAATTTCTCATTCTAATTTTTCTATTTTTGTATTTTTTTCTTCAATTTCTAGATTTAGATTGTCTATAGTATCTTGTGTGTCCATTATTTAGCAGTGTTATAAGAATAAATAGCGTTCTGAATAATATCGGTGTCTTCTTTTGAAGTTCCGTTATTATGGAGTATGTCTAGGATAAGTTGCATATACTGAGATTTTTCTCAGTTGTTGTTGTCGAGATGTTCGAGTGTTTCTTGGAAGTTCATATTTAGAAAGTTTTAGAGAGTACAAGAAAGATATACTTGATAGTTACGATACCTATAATGATCCAGCAGAAAGCGAATCATGCGTTGCAAAAGGTTTTCATAAGTGAGAGTAAAAAGTAAAAGTATCTCTTATATTCGGTTTCTGCGATCATACTGAGTTAATAACTCGATCCATAATAGTGAATAGAAAAGATTGTTTTAATTTCTGTTGAGTTCCTAGCTACCGATTTGGCTTCATAGTCATTTGCGGATTTGGTGTAGGTATCACTAAGCGATGTTGTTTTGCGTTGTGATAGAGACAGTATACGCATTTTGTGTGTATACTGCAAATTTAAATGATATTTTCTTTATCTTTTCCTCATGTATCCGCATCACATAGCTATTATGATTTTTGTTAATATCTTGCATCATGCACACAAATTGTGTACAATCTAGCCTAGAACCTGTGAAAAGCAAAGGAAAACCTACCTTCATACTTCTCAGGCGCTACATAAGTTTCCTTGAATCTCTCCACCTTCTGCACAGTATCCTCACGTACCCACTCCATACGCTCTTCCTTCGTTCTCCCACCTCTTCGTACTGGCGTGAGTCCAGTGATCCTATAGAACTTCTCTCTGCGATCCTGTACGGACGAACCATCAAGTACAAATTCAGGATATACACGTGATCGAGTCCATCACTGTTGTCAGGATTGTCCAAATGCTTCATATACCTTCGATACTCAGATCCCATAATAGTCTCTGAATCGTGTGAGTCCGTATTTTTCATACTCATCTCTGAGTGTTTCTAGTTCTGTCATATTTAATTGTTTAAGAATATTTTAAGTGAGTGAGACTGTACAGTAATGAACTTGTGTTTTTTCATATACTGTTTTTCTATTTTTTCATCTGTGATTACAGTTATTACTTCTCATCATTTTCAGATGATATATTTTGCGAGGTTTCAGCGAGTAAGAATCGTATCTGATTCTGTAGAGTATACATAGCTAATAAAAGAGTGCCTGATATCCGCTATTACTGATCTCAGTAACTTTGGAGTTATCCATCATACAGAGCGAGTATATCATAGGTTCTGATTATTTATTACAACATATGATTTATCTATTGTTTTTGGCGCTAGACGTTCAGATATTCTCTGTAGAGAGTGATACGAGAAGTTTGGAGTCCATCAAGATTGTATGTCTGCTATTATGTTTTTATTTATTATCTTCTGTCTTTTAACATCTCGTGTCTTCTTTCACTTTGCTATTCTTACCTTTTTTTCTACTCATCAGGACATTGTATAACAATGACGTATACTTATTTTCATAGGTTATAGTGTTATGGAGTGCATTTTTCTAGGTCAATATGGTGCAGTCAGCAGAATCAGCAAAAAGGAGGATTATCATGTTGATACTGTTTGTGTTCCGATAATGCTTTTGAAAATTCTAGTTCTGTCATAATTTATTTGTTAAATATTTGATAAAATGGTTTCTTGTACTTATTATGAATTTCCTGTGCCTCTCTAGTTATTTCTTGTAAACGCTTTGTGTCTTTCATTACTTCATTAAATTCTTTCGTTCATTCTACCTTTTTAGTTCATTCTAATTCTGATATATATTGTGAGTATTGATTCAATAATTCCTGTGCTTGCATTTCTTCTTTTAATTTTTTACATTTTTCTCTATTCTTTTTATTTTGGTCATTCTTTTTTCAAATTATTTTTGATACTTTAATAAAAAAATCTTCAGCATTTTCTTTATCAAATAATTTTATTCAGTCCTTAAAACACGTATTTTTATCTGCATATAGTTGCGATCTATACGTATTAGATTCAATTGAGTATCAATCAATATTAATCCTATAAACATACGATGTATTATCTAATTCAATATGTTCTGGGATATCATGACTCTCTTCTATCCTTTTTAAAAGTAATTCTAATAGAAAATCCTTTGGTGTTTTAAAAAACATAGCATTATTGGTTATAGGTTTTTACAATGGTTTTCAATCTTTTCATACTGAATAGTATATTTCATCATGCTTCCACATATCTATTCTTAGTTTTATCGCCTCATACGTCAATGCTTTCTTTTGATCTCTTCCCATATTCGCAATAGCTATTTTAAACTTATCACGGATATACTTTGGTTGACTTGGAAGTGAAAAATACATAAATCTATCAATTGTATCCGCTTCTCCATATCGAGCAATCTGATAGTCAGTAAGTATCTCTTTACCTACAGATATATCTATTTTCTTATCTCTTGCTCGTTTCATCTCTTCGAGAGTACATTCCTTGTAGAATCGCTCTCAGAGTTTGTCTTCGATCCAAATAAGTGGTTGTGTTGTAGTGAGTTCCATAAATAAAAGTTAAAAAGTACGTGATTCTATTGGTTTTACAGACTGCTTCATCGAGTTCGCCACCTTCTTCCATTTTTCGTGAAAGTCTTTAGCACTTCGTATCTTAGCAGAATACTCATTTTGATTCGAGTACGCTATAATGCTTCTGATAGCTTTTTCTTCGTATTCCTCCGATGAGTCTTTTATAAACTCTCACCAGTCTGCCTGTCTCTTAGCTATGATCGTGGCACGTCTTCGTTCCTCCGAGTTATTGTCGTATAGGAATCCTTCTTGTTTCACTTGGTCTTTTATGATATCTACGATTCTCTGTGTTCCAACGTTTCTTTTATCTAGGATAATATCTGTATTTTCTAAAACAAGAGCTTGCTCTATTACCGTAGGTAATGTATCTGTAGTATATTCATTATTCTCCTTATATTCCTTATTGTTTTTATTAGTTGTTGTTGTTCGTTTGTTGTTCGTTTGTTGTTCGTTTGTTGTTCGTTTGTTATCTTGCGTGTTGTATGACTCCCAGTTATTCAATGCCAGAGTGGTATACTCGTTTGTTGAATAGTGTGTTATCTCTCAAGTTTCTTTTAATTTTTGTATAGCAGTCCGTATTTGTTGCCTAGAAAGTCAGGTTTCTAAAGATAAATGTTCAATAGATGTAATAAACTCTCAAGGCTTTACTACCTTTCCTCTCCATTTCGCTTCTTTAAAATTACATTTCAGAAGTATATGAAAAAAAAGTACCTTTGTAGGTATATGTGTATACCACTCCCAATCGCATATCTTCTTATGCAGTTGTATAAATCATTCCATATTTTATATATTAAAAATCCCCTAGTTGCGACCTTGCGAGTTGACTAGGGGACGTACACTTCATAGCATCGAGGCTATGTTTCATTTTCCTTTCGGAGATTTTCAAACTAAAGTGTTATGTAGGGATTGCAAGGTCGCTACTTACAACAAAGTATATCACTTCTCTCACAAAATGCAAATAAAAAATAAGAAAAGTATTTTTATCTTGCTATATCGTGTGATATAAATATAATACTCATGTCTTTCCGACTGAATATTCGTATTCAAAATTATTTGCTTTTCTATTCACTCTAATGGGTAGATAATAAGGCTGGCATACAGTATAAGTAGACCACCTGCTGTATGTGAGAGATCACCTGAAATGGGGGTTAGTCCTGATTGATCATCGTCTGCCATCGTGTACTGATAGCTTAGAGGCTGGGTACATGGTGATTATAAACTACTTACTACTGAAAGGGCTAATAGTAAGATTACACCAATATACTCCGCTCGAAAGAGGACTGGAGTATTTTTTTATTGATTTTTCTATAGAATAGATATAATACTTACGAGCCTATGAAAAGTGGCGTGGAGATCCTTCCCATGGAAGAGTCTATGAAGCGCCCTTTAGTAGTAACTCTACTCCTCGGAAGGCACAGCTCTCGGAGTGTAGCCGATCGAAAGAATAAGCGAGGTAAGATAATTCTCCACTGCGGATGCGGGGGAGTTTTTTTATTTATCTTTTGCATTTTACAAATAAATTCATATACTAAATAACAGAAGCAAGTAACCGTGAACATTTGCTTTTGCCTTTTACTTCTTCACGGGATTAAAAGGCTTTTTATATGTTTTCTACTTCCCTTCTCTCACTTATCGTTATCCATACGATACCAGTCGGACTCATGCTTCCTTGACTCTGAACAGCTTGCGGTACATGACCATACGGCGGATACTACGACAACGTAAACAAAGTAGTATATGTCTGTGAACTTAAAGATAAATCCGATGTATCTAATCAGATGATAGTCGATCACGAAATTTCTCACTTTATCCAAGATAATCTCCTCACAGAGAAGGACTGGGCAGACTATCAAAAGGAATGGGCAAAGTCTATGACTAAAGGCAAGACACAGTTTCTCAGAGACTATGGAATGACGAATGCAAAGGAGGGGTTCGCAGAGGATGCAATGTACCTACAGACAGGCCAGTATAAGAACCCTAGAGATCCACAGGTAAGAAAACGAGTCGCTATAGTCCGAAAAGCACTTAACCGTCTTAAATAATATGAAACTCTCACAATCTAATATCTATAACATATACTATCTATTCTCAATTTGATTCTCTCAGAGATCAATAGCTAGGCACTTATGAAATAGTAGAAGCACAATAGCAAGATACTTGGAACCAAAAGCAATTGCAGAAAATTTTTGTAATCTATGAGAAACAGAATACGATAAGGCAGAAGTAGTGTCAGTAGCTACATTTTACATGAAGGTTTCTATTATTCTCGGTATAGCTTTTATTATACAAACCATTTTAACAATTATATACTAATGTCAGAAACAAACACAAAGTTCACTAAGAAACAAATAGAAACATACTGAGAAATCCATAATCTTATCCCAAGCAATAATGAGGCTATGATAGCCAATATGATGCGACTAGAGGGAATGATCCAAGAGTTAGCAATTAAACAAACTATAGATCTTAACAAGTAATCATGATCTACTACTGATTACTCATCCGTGATACTCAGGAGAAAGGAGATAGAGAAAATAGAATCACTAACTAATAACTTATGTTCTGATACACACTCATAAAAACATCTGAACTGCAGAGATTAAGAATCAATCTCGAAATATATATAAAGCAATTTGAAGAACAAGTAGATAAAGTAGGACATTTGTTATATATAAGAGATAAGCATATTGAGCATAATGCTAATCTATGAAAAAAAATAGAGGAACTTACAAATGATATTCCTCACTGGGGATATCTCACCGCACCAATATCTAATAAGAACAGATCAGATGCATTTATAAAGAAAGAGGCTTTGAAATATCTTCCAGTTGAGTATACTGAGGATATGATATATGATTTCCTGATTGATAGGAAACAGGGGAAGATGGTAATCTTAATCAAATAGTATGATAATTAAAACTAAACACCAAGACATAGACATTACAGACTGAGAACTTGATAGAGTATTCGGAATAACTGCAAAATGAGACAATGTCATATTTGAAGAAAATTGTGAATGATACTACTATATAGAGATGCCAAAGGAAGAAGCTATCAAGACACTCGAATACTTTATTGAATTTATTAAAACTAACTAATTATGCGAGTAGATAAAGAAAACATAAAACAACCTCAAATAGACATGATGAAACGATATTTTCTCAAAGCTATGAGAGAGAAGAAAATAGAATTTGAAAAACAAAGCGGAAATACTAATAGCCTGCTTATACCAAATACATTTTGTGAAATTGTCATAAAATGAGATTATGTATATGTTGATTGAGAACTATTCTGAGATATTATCTAATTTTTAAATTATGAGAGCAGATAAAGCAACAAACATAGCTAACTGAACAAAAGCATTAGTAGAAAATCCCCTTCAGACAGAAAGAGATCTTGCTGATTCTATTTGAGTTAGCAACTGAACAGCACACAATATCAAGAAAGAAATTGAGCAAAATTGAGCAAAGGACGATCGGATCATTGGTATAACGGATACAGACCTATCTATCTTGACGATAGGACAACGAGAGATCGAAAGACGACTCAATGATAAGGAAGAGGTAGAAAAGATGCGTACGGTCGAAATATCGCAGGTTATCAAAGAATCAACTGCAAGATATTCTCTTTTCCGTTGAAATGCTACTGATAGTGAGTGAGGATTGAAAGAAAACAATATTAGAAATCTTAGTGATGATGCTCTATTAAATATCGTATGACAATAACTCCAGAAGAAGCAAAGAAAGAACTTGCAATACGAGAGCTTGCAAGAAGAAGGTTAGCATATTTTACTACATATGTTGACCCTTTTTTCTGACATGAATCCAAGTGATATGTATTCAAACATTTTCACTGAGTTATAACATCCGCAATAGAAAGACTCATAAAATGAGAAATTAAGAAACTAATGATTTCAGTCCCACCACAACACTGAAAGAGTACAATATCGTCACAGAGAGCCCCTGCATTCGTACATATGCAAGACCCTACACTTAACATTGCACTTGCAAGCTATTCACAAGAACTATCTAAGTCTCATTTATCGAAACTCAGGCAGATATTGAACTGAGACAGATTTGAGAAGCTCGCAAAAGTAAACCTAATATCAGATACATCTACAAGTTATGAACTCAAAGAATGAGGCACTTTCCATGCTGTATGAGTATGATGAAGCCTTACAGGAAGACCAGTAGATTTTGGAATCATAGATGATGTACACAAAGACAGAGCAGAGTATGAATCAGATACAATAAGGAACTGAGTTTGGGATTGGTACACTTCTGTTTGGCTTTCTCGTCTACATAAAGACTCTAAACAATTAGCAGTAATGACGAGATGGTGAGAAGATGACCTATTCGGGAGAATACTACAATTAGAGCCAAATGAGTGGGAAGTTATCAACATTCCAGTAATTGACTGAGATACAACAATATTTCCTGAGAGATTCCCCCTGGACTTCATACAGCAGAAACGATGAGTAATGTGAGAGAGAGACTTCCAAGCTCTTTATATGTGAGACCCGATAAATGAATGATGAGGAGATTTTAGAAGTGATTATTTTCAGTATTACGATGAATTACCAAAGATAGAAAAAACCTATATGTTTATCGATCCTGCTATCAGTCAAAAAGAATCTGCAGATTATACAGCAATTATAACTGTATGAATAACAAATGATAATAGAATCTATGTTCTTGATATATTCAGGGAAAGAGTTTTACCTGATGAGATTATAGATAATGCTATCCGAATAGCCGAAACATACTCAGTGAATGCCATAGGTATAGAAATAGTACAGTATCAGAAGATGTTATCAATAGAACTAAAGAAACAACTCATTCTCAGGAATAAGTTTTTTAGAGTATTTGAGATGAGACCATCAGGAGAAAAGGTAGCTCGAATCCGTTCAGTATTACAGCCGAGATATTCACTAATGACCATCTTCCATAAAAGATACTGAAAGAATGTCGCTGATATGGAAACAGAAGCGTTAAAGTTTCCAAACTGAAAGCATGATGATATGATAGATGCTCTTGCAAGTGCTGTGAGTATCGCAAGTATAGAATACTGAGATAAAGTTGAAGTAAAGAAAGTAAATGAAGACGATCCTCTCTGATTATTTGAGGATGAGATAGATGAGGTGGAAATAGATTTTTCTCCTTATTAGAAATAAATTTGCAAGTGAGACTAATTCTCATATACTGTATACATAACTCACAAAACTATGGATGAAATGGATATCCTAGCACGAATCAGAGAACAAAAGGAGCAATGAGAACAGAATGTCGATACTATGAAAATGGAAATCGAAGCTGACATTGCTCTTATTCGCTGAAAGAAAAAGAAAGGAAAAGAGGAACTTATAGGAGATTTTTCTATGAGTGCAAAGGTATATAATTTTGTTGCTCGCTCGTATCGTAACAAGACTCCTATCTATATCCGCTCTACTCAGAATGGAAGTGAAAGGATCGCAAAGGCTCAAAACAAGCTGTATCAGGAAGATCGTGATACTCCGATGACAAAGGCCCTAAGATACTATAAGGATGTAGACAAATACACAACAGGAGTCGGAATATTAGCAAAAGTAGGATGGGATGGTAAAAAGAAATGCCCTATTTGGACTCGTGTGAATCCTCTTCTTGCAGTTCCTGACCCTTATGGTGATTATTTTACAGGAGATTATAGATATATTGGTTTTTACTCAGTCAAGACTCGCTCAGAGATGGAATCTCTGGGATGGGATACAGATGTAGGACAAGATGCAATCAATGGAGAGAAACAGACAAAAAAGGATGAGCAAATGAACGCATGAGTTGTTCCACAAGAAGACAGGGATATATTCGACATATACCAACACTTCGAGTATCAGGATGATGGAAGTGTACTCCTGACAATAACAGATGGAAACTGTCACATTGTACACACTACAAAAAAGCTCAAGGAAATGCCTTTTGCATTCTACTACTGGAGACCAAACGGAACATTCTTCTGAGATCGTCCAGCTAATTTCATACGAGACACTCAAAAGTGGAAAGCCGAGATGAGAAACTTGCAAGCTGACAAGGTAAGACAAGAAGTCTACACACAATGGCTCTATAACTCTGATTATGTAAGTGGAAAGGATATAGGATTCGGACTCAATAAAAAAATCCCTATAAAGTCTGGACTCGATGGTGCAAATATCCCTCTCTCGAATATCGTCTCACCGATACAAAGAGATGTACGAATCGACAACTCTAATCAGTTCATACAAGAACTAGAGAACGATGTGAACAATGCTCTAGCTCTCAATGATATTGCCGGTGGAAGTACACCAGATCGTCGTGAGACAGCGAAGACAAATAGTCTAATGATGGATGCTACTGATATACTACTCTCTCTCAACGAGGAAATGGATGCAGTAGGAGAACAACAATATGTTATCTTATGGTATGCTTCATATCACGAAAAGTTCACAGATGCAGATAAAAAGGTAATCTATGCAGGAAGCTCAACAGGGCAATCGCCAATTATTCTCACTCGTAAAGACTTCATAATAGAAGGTAATCTCTCACTCCAGATAGAGACAAGCCAAGAAAGAGAGAATCGTCTACAAAAAGAAACAGCATGGAGAACTCAGAATAGTCCTCTTATACTACAGGATCCTGAGATCAACCAATCTAGCAAGAGAATCGTAATGAGAAAACTATTGCTTGCATGAGGTGCTGATATGGAAGATGTAGAGGAAGAGATCCCTATGACAGCTCAATGGCTCCTACAACAAGAGGAAAACACTATCCTAAAAGCAGGAGAATGGATAGATATCAATCCAAACGATGACGATGATCAACACCTCGTATCTATGTGAGATATAAATCCTACTGACATATATATGATTGCTCATCAAGCAGCTCATATCCAACAGAAGATCAGTAAATCGCAAGAACAACCAATAGAACAAGACAATGGAATGCTCAATGGTGCAATGTCTCAGGCTATGAGTCAGGCAGGGTCACAAACAGCTAAACTTAACCAACAATAATCTATGTCAACAGAACAGCTCGAAGAAATCGAATGAATCCATGCACAGGATATTGCAGAGGAGGAACAAAGAAAGCTCGAAAGAGAACAATATAAGTCTCTCACTAAGTATCAGGTATCTAAATCATTCAAAGACTTACAAGCCTACCTGAATGGGGCTATTGAGTCACTACTTGAAGATATACGAGCAGAGATGGATAGTCGAGATGGATCAGTCGTCAAATGGTCTGGAATGAAAGAAAGGTCTATTTATAAACTCTCCATTGATGCTATAATCGACAAGGTAACTTGTAAAGAATACAAGGAATATCTACTTGAACGAGCTGACAAGTACCAGAGCTATCTAGACAATCATGTAGGGGATGATGAGCCAATCTATACAGACTGCGACCTCATAAAGTTCAACCGACAAGAATACTTTAACATCTGTAATCACTACCTAGAGTTCGCTATCGAAAGAGTAAACCAAAAGGTAGAGAAAGATGAGGACAAATCAGTATACTAAAGTCTCGAATTGGTGCAATCTAAGGATTGTATCATTTGGCACTTTAGCCAAGCTAGCAATAGCACTAACCAATTTTATTCTATGTCTAACGATACAGAAGAGTTCGATCTTGACGATGACTCAGTCAGTAATGACGAAACAAACAACGAGACAGGAGATGACGAAACTCCTGAGGAATCTACCAAGAGGAACAAGTCCAACTTCAAAGAGCTTTACAAGAAAACAAAGACACTTGAAAAGCAACTCTCAGAGGAACGAGCTGATAAAGCACGACTCGCAAGAGAAAATGAAGCATGGCGTTCTGAAAATCCAGACCTTGTTACTAAGACATTCTCTAGTAATGATATGGAGGCTATAAACGAGAAAATCTTTATAGTTGCTAATCCAGAGGCAAAAGCTCACTTCGACAAAGTCAAAGAACGAGCAACCAAGTATGGTATGCCACTAGAGGAAGCGTGGGAAGATGTCCAACTTAGACTCCCAAAAGAAAGCACTACTTCGGTAGACTTTGAAATAAAAGGGAAATCCAAATCTGATAAAATCGACCTGAAAAAAGTCTCTGCAGAAGACTCAGCGTCACTATCAAAAGAAGAACGAGCCAAATGGCGAGAGATTCACGGATGGAATAAGTAAAAAATATCGTCAAAAACTTTAACACTAATTTTTTTGACTTATGGCTAATAATCTCACTTCTGCTGTAAAACAGCATTGGGCTGATATGTTCGAGGATAACCTTGAAAAAGACCTTCTCGCAACAGAACTCGTTCGTATGGAATCTATCCCAAACGGAACAACTAAGAATATCCCTCGTGTAAATATGCAACGAGCGGTATCGTACACAAAGTACACTCCTGTCACATCTAAGGATATCGTAACAGGTAACGACCAGCTCGTTATCAATGAGACTCCTATGATTCCATTTGAAATCGACCAGATTGATATGGATGACAACTTCCTTGATGTAACTCCTGAGCTTATCAGCGATGCTGGATATATGCTCAAGAGCATTATCGATGGTGATGTAATGGGTGAAGCTCTCCAGGCTAACCTCACTTACTCTTCAGTAGGACTTGGAACTGGTACAACTCCAGTTGCCCTCACTCTTACTGCTGGTACAGGTTACATTCCTACAGTATTCGGAAAATCTCGTGCAAGACTCGTTGCAGCAGGTGTAAACCCAGCTAAGCTCTGTCTCGTAGTTGATTCTGATACAGTAGATGAAATCGGAAACCTCGGAATCGAAAAGGGATTCAATGTTGCAGATGAAAGTATCCAGCGTGGATACCGTGGTATGTTTAAGGGAATGAAGCTCTACGAGTCTAATAACCTTACAGCTACTCGTATTCTCCAGTTTGGAACAGTAGCAAATGCAGGAGGCACAGTAACGATTCTCGGTGTAACATTTACATTTGTGGCAACAATCGGTACAACTCCAGGTAATGTACTTATCGGTGCCAATGTAGCTGCTTCTATCGCAAACCTCGTGTCTGCGGTAAATGGAACAGCTGGTGCAGGAACTACATATATTGCAGTTGAGGATGATTCGGCTCTCGCAGGCGTAACAGCTACAAATCAGACTACAGCTATTCTCTTCACTTCAACAGTTGGACGAATGTATGCAAGTTCTAACCTTGCAGCTGTTGCTGATGACTTCGATGCTGAGACAGTCAATCAATGGATTACTGAAAAGGGTGCAGTTCGTCTCGCTCTTCGTAATTCAGTGAATATCAAGCAGGATTCAGACCCAGATTCTCTCGTTGAGAAATTCAAGGTATGGTCTCGCTATGGTATCAAGACTACAGTTCGCGGAAAGGCTCGTATGGTTCGTGTTATCACAACTGGTGCAGATGCTGAATAGTCGATTGATATATTCCCCATTTCGGTGGGGAGTTATCAGTTTATTACTAATTTATAAAATATGGGAAGACCTAAAAAGATACAAGAAGTAGAAATAGTAGAAACTCCTATTGAAAAAACAGAAAAAGAGGTATACTTGATTCGTGTAATGGATAAAGACGGAACTATCAAGAAAATAGACCCAACAGCTGAGCTAAATTGGAGATCAAAGTATAAACATGTATCAGGACAACCCTTTCATTTCTAAAATATGGCAAACATCTCTCTCTCATCAATGAAAGCTCGTGTAGTACAAGCGAATTTCACTGATTCCACCTATACAGATCCATTATACCTAGAACAAGCAAGTGTAATCGCTCAGGATATATGGTCTGATATTATCTATGCACGAAAAGGTAATAAAAACTGGGATATATGGCTCGCTGATACAGTTGCATTACAAGACGAATACACTCGACCTACAGTCACAAGTACAAATGTAGGGGCTGATATGATAGAAAGCATCTCTATAGCATATACAAGTGATACCTACACGAATACACTTGGAAAAGTGTATATTCCTTGTACTCAAGCAACACAGGAGCAGATAAAGGACTGGAATAGATTATTGGAGGAGCAAGATAGAGATAATCCTATCTATTTCTACTCTGATGACTCTATATTCATAGCTCCAGATCCACGAAGTACAGAAGTAGGTACAGGAAGACTACAAATAACAGGAGTGAGAAGTATCGCAAGTGGATCGTGGACTACTGCAACTACCGAAACAGATATAAAGCTCCCTATATTCATGTTTGAGGCTCTATTCTACGGACTTATGTGGAAGTCTAGTGAATTTATGAGACGAGATGACTCTATCATAATGTCCAAGTACAACTTCTATGAAGCATTCAAGGCACGGCAGATAAAAAAGATGAACATAGAGACAAGCGAATCATACGACTCTCACAATCTCCGAAATTCTACTTCTGATGACTTTCTCGAATAATGGCAACAAACAAAATAGAAATCACATCTTTTCAATGAGGACTTGCTAACGATAGAAATGTCGGACAGAAAGGGGCTTTTTGGAATAGTAAAAACATAAACTATAGAGAAAATAGTTCTTATTGCGAACTTTCTAAATGAGAGTCTGAAGGATTCAATCTAAGCCATACTACACTCGGTTGATCTCCAACTTGTATGACATTTTGGTGATCAGGATGACTATGACCAATGAGTGATATAGTAGTATTCTTAAATACTGGGAAAATAGTAGTAAATTCAGGAGGTAACGGAACAGTAACGCATACATCAGGTTCAGCATCGTATGTAAATACAATAGAGGCAAATTCAAAGAAATATTTGATATCGCAAGGAAATCTTAAAGAATTCGTAAGTACTACTAGCGTAACAGATCTTGTAACATTTTGAAACTCTACAACTACTCGTCCAGCAATAAACTTCTACGGAGATATAATAATTTGATCAGGAACATCAGTCCTTCGCTATAATAAAGACGGCACTCTAATAGAGTATTCTTCTACACAAGAAAATCCTGTTATTGGATGACTAGAGTGACTTGTAAAAGCCATAACACAAATATGACCGAATGTATACGTATGGACTACTGATGGGACTAACACTATACTATATATATGGGATGGTGTATCAAGTAGACCAAGCCAATCAATAAAATACACTGACGTAGCAGTACGAAATGTAGCAGTAGTTTGAAATAAGCACTATTGGTGGACTACTAAGTGACAAGCATCACAAGGTGAGTATTCTGTAAGGGAGGTTTTTATCGGAGATTCTTATGAGCCAGCTACAATAGCAAAGTCTGTATTCCCAGATTCATCACTTAGCTCTAATGCTGATGCAGATAACAATAGGCTAGCGATAACACAGCAAGCATTTGGGTATATATCAGATATAGAGACTATAAATTGATTTGTTTTACTACCTTGAGTAGGCTCTATATATACGCTTGGTAAGCAATTCCCAGAAAGTCCATATTCTATATGTAGAGAGTTCTCATATCCATTTTCTGGATCTGACTATAGTGTTATAACTATGGCTGCATGATGAACATCTAGTACTGGAGATATTGGTGGTCTATTTGCATTCGTATATACAAGTGGAAGTAATCAGACTCGTGTATCAATGATAAATCTCTGACAAAAATGATTCTGAGCATTAGCACCGATAAAATACCAGTCATCTGGATATATAGAAACAATGGAGTATCTTGCTCCTCAAATTAGTTCATGAGAGGATAACTCTAAAATAGTAGTCCCTTTCAACTTACCACATTCGTCTACAAGTATCGAAGTATATGGGAAAATAAATAGGTGAAGCTATGTACTCCTCAAGACAATGAATACCACAACATACTGAACAGGATACAATGTAGCAGAAATACAATACACAGGAAAATGGAAACTCCTACAGTATAAGTTCAATCTGATTACTTCAAATACAACATATTCCCCTCAATTATATACTGGAATAACTAACTTCTCTACTACTACATGACAGAAATAAAGTATCAAGAACTTCCAAGAATAGAGCTGATTGTCGATGAGTATAGTGCTCGTGGGCAAAAGGCTCCTTTAGAGGATGCTCAGATAAAGGTAGGAAGCAATAGGGATATATCTACGATGCAATATTTTGCATTTGCTATAACAGGAACAGCATGAAACAGCTGAGATGCTACATTCCGAGACTTAAACCTAGTATGATTCAAATATGATCAAGAAAAATCATATAATCAGAACATAATAGTATGACTTGGGAATACTACAGCAACGATATCTAAGAGGTTTACAATAGATACGCCATCCGCAAATACAATAAAACTGCTCCCATGAAAAGTATTTGAAGCAAGCGCATACTTTTGATCAGCAACACAAAATATAAAATTCGTATTCGGGACTTGATCATATAAGTTCATGGAATGATGATCCTTAACACTGTCTAATGCAAATCAAAATGTAACTCTAATGAATACTGGCAATACTGATCTAAAGGTAAAAATACAATTCAATACTACTGCTGCAGAAAGACCAAGCTTCGGTGTATTTATTAAAATATTTTAACTTGATAATGAGACAGATTCCCATATACTAAATACAATAATTAACTTTTACAATTATGTCTAAATCAAACACATCGGAGAATGCTACTCTCGATTGTCTCCTTCGAGGAGTTGATCCTTCTTTTCGTGCGAATGCTAACCGATACATCGCTCTCCATGTAGGTGATCCAGGCGAAGCAGGAACAGCTATCACAAATGAGGCTACTTATGGAGGATATGCTCGTGTATCAGTCACAGCATCATCAGGATTTAGTGCAGCAGCAAGTGGATCTAGCTCTAATACAGCTCAGATTACATTCGCAGAGTGTCTATCAGGCTCTAATCTCATTGACTATGTATCTATTGTAGATACTGCATCAGGAGCTGGAACTATCATCTACTCAGGATCACTCACCGCTTCTCGTACCATCTCAGCAGGTATCACTCCGTTCTTTGCTATCTCCGCTCTTACTGTAACTGAAGACTAATATGTATAACTGTTCTATCTGTTGAAAATCTGTAATAGTAGACCATATCACAAAGCCAAAATGCTGTGATGGTGGCACTATTCTTGCTGGAATATCTGGACAAGCTCACTGATCTGGAAATCTCAATGCTACTACTACGAACAATAATGTATCCGAAGTATCAGCACAGCTTATACAGCAGATGATTACTTTTCTCATAGCTAACGAAGTATTCAAGCTCGGAAAAGACTCAGTATTTGTAAAAGACTCTGAGATAGTAGATCGAGACACAGGACGGAAGTTTACATTTTCACTCGATATAAAGTAATGTTTACTGGAATCAAAGCACTCGTGGATGCAGACTTAGAGGGTAGGACTAATACCTACTCTTTTCGTAAAAATCCAAGTCAAGTGACTGCACAATGACTCTGGTTCGATCTTGCACTCTCTCCTTGAAATCCTGTACCAAAATACTGGTTCTGAACTCCTCTCCAGTCTACAATAATCTCACAGTCACTCGATGGATGATTCTATCACGGAAGTGGAACACAAAGTAAATACTTACTTAAAACTACAATCACAGCAACAGTCGCAACAGCTCTACCTTTGACTCTGACTATGCTAGACTACCTAATGTACTACCCACTTATTGACGAAGGAACAACAGACGAGCAATTCATGGTAAATAGTACACCACTCCCGAGATATACGGATGGAAAATGAGTAAAAATAATGGCAGTATCTGTAGCAGGTCGTACAGGTGGCTCACAATTCTTCGTAAATTACACCAATTCAGATTGAGTATCAGGAAGAATATCAAAAACAGTCACAGAAAACAATAATGCAGCACTCGGAGTAATAGTCACTTCGGCAGTCAATACGAATGGTGCAACTTGCCTCTATATACCACTACAAGACTGAGACACAGGTGTACGGTCAATAGAATCAGTCACGATGCTAACCCCAGATGTATGACTCTTCTCTCTTGTACTCGTCCGACCTCTCTGTAATACAGATGTTCGTACAATAGATGCTCCAGTAGAGATGAATTACGTTCGAGACTCGAACGTAATTCCCGAAATCAAGCCAGATGCTTTCCTAAACTTTGTCTGTATACCAAATTGAACACTTAACTCAACTTGACTTCTCATAGATATGAAAGTAGCTTGGTAAATTCTAACCTTTTCACTTATGTTCTCATCAAACGACCAAATCATACAAGCTCTCACAAGCGGACAAAGCTGGCGAGCTGACTTTACTAAGAATATGAATCCTACCGCAGCGGCAGTAGCGAATGAGTGTCACTTACTCGCTCGTGGAAATGGTAATCCATCTCCAGATGCTATATTCGATGCAGGAACAAATCTCGCATTCCAACCTGTAAAAGATACTACAACCAATGCGGGGTGCATCTTACACGGTGGGAACGTACAGGGAACAGGCGTAACAAAGCATATTGCAAATCTCCATGCAGTAACGAGTGCAGCAACAGTTGCTCCATGCTCTCTTGTACTCGTGGATATAGTAGGATTCTATCGTACTACTACAGTAACTACAGTCACAGCACAAGCAACAACCAATACTCTTGCTCAGTCTGATACTTTCACAGCAGATGCAGGAACAGATACATTGACATACACTTCTTTCGTCAATCTCCCATCTAATATCCTGACTGGTACTCGTGTACAGCTTACAACGACAACAACTCTTCCAGCTGGACTTGCAACAGCAACAAACTACTATGTAATCCGACTCACGGACGGAACTTGCAAGCTCGCTACTTCTTATGCGAACTCTGTACTTGGTACAGCTATAGATATAACATCAGCAGGTACTGGTACACACACAATCACTTGGCTACTTCCTAGATATACGAATGGTGCAGGACTGAATGCAATGATATTCAACCCGTCAGCTACAGCTCTTGGTGCAGGTACTCCGAATATGTCACTTGTCTATACAAACTCAGCAGGAACAGGATCAAAAGCCACTCCAACAGTATTGCCAGTCGGGAAGACAGGAGCATCTAATTCTCATATCATATACACAGGTGCAACCGCAGCAGGTAAGTATAACTTTGCTATGCCTCGTGCAAATGGACTCTGGGATCGCTCAAATCGACTCGATACAAAACTCTACTTCGTATGTATCAGGATCATACACAACAGCTCTCTATAAAGAACTCGCTCGTGTTCCTCTCACAACTCTCGGAG